TATTGCCCCTTGCCGGGGGGGGGGGATTCCGCCCCCCCCCCATTGAATCACGCAACCGTGTACCACACGGGTGCCGTGTCGTCGTTGACCGTCGGCTTTACGGTAACCGCGCTTGTGACGGTTTCCTCCAGCGGTTCGTTACGGGGGAACGCCGTGACGATTGAAACCATCCTCAACCCCTGGTTTCCGGTCGTCGCGGACGATCCATCCAACGCCAACATATCTAGAGTCGTGTTATTGAAAAACGCCTCACGCAACGCCGTAAAGTTCGTATCCGCCGCGTCGTACAACACGTCGAATTCTAAACTCGCGTCTTTCAGCGCCTGTAGGTATTCCTTGAACACGCTACCGCGTGACGACGCGTCGGCCTCCCCCGACTCCAGATTCAGCGTCACATCTCTTGCAATCGTGATTTCGGTCCACACGGGGACGCCGAACGTTCCGGTGTTCCGGTATAGTTTGCAGCTTAGCCCAACTTTTTTTCCCATTGTTTCAGCCTTTCAGTTTCAAAGCGTGTCGCTCCTTTGCCGTCGCATTCAATCGCCCAAATCGAGCATGTATTCCACGCGGTCCCCCGCCGGTTCCGCCGCCGCCGGGACGTCAACCGCATCCAGAACGAACGGCAACGCCAGCGGAATAGACACGCCAACGCCCACCAGTGCCGCCGCCGCCGCCAACGTTGCTAATCGCCGTGCTCTTGTCTGCCGTTTTTTTATCGCCGCTTGAACTCCGAACGCGTCGTCCCCGAAATGATTGTGCGTCGTCGGGCTTTCAATGTTAATATCGCCCACGTCGTCGCCTTCCCCGTCGCTGGACAACCCGGCGACGTGTTCCCGGTTGACGGCTTGCCGCAAGGTTTCGTTGTGGTTCGACTGCCGGGCGATCAACGCCGCGACGGTCGCGTTATGCCTGAGCCTGATCCCCTCAATCGCTTTTTTGTAACCCGTCGCCCCCCCGTCCGGGGGTGTTGCCGTCGTCATTCCCGCCCCCCTCCAATTCCGAAAATTCGCGAACCGTGCCGAACGGTTCCGACAATCGCGCCGAAACCCCGCCGACAAATTGCCGCCGGTTCGCCGCGATTCGTTCCGCGAATTCCGCGTCGTTCATTTGTTACCCGCACCGCTTGGCGCGTTCCCCGGTTGCCCCGCCGCCGCGCGTTGCTGGAGAATCCCATCGGCCAGCGCGTTTTTCTCCAATCGCCCCGCCGCCAGCGCGCCAACCAGCCGCGATTCGTTCAGAAACCCGAGTTGCGCTTGTTCTTGCGTGAACGTCGCGGCGGAGTTCCCCCGGATCGCCGCTTGCCGGATCAACTCCGAACGTTCCGCGAACCCCTGATCCAAAACCTTCTCCACCGTCGCGTCTACAGTTCCCGCCATTTGTTTGCCCTTCCGATTTGATAGGAATACGGGGGCAACCGTTGCCCCCCGTTGTTCGTCACGGGGACACGCCCCGCAAAATTCGTTCGTCGAATTTCAGGACGATCGGTTTGAACTCCAATCGCCCGTCGCTGTGTTCCTCGATCGCGAGCGTTTTTTGCCGGATCACAACCCCCCCGGCGGTTTCGACGCGTACGGGCAACGTCAACCCCCGCAACGCCGCGACCGTCGTGTGCAGTCCCGACACGTCTGGAACGGGCGGCGGGGGTTTCCGTTCCAACGCCGCGACGCGTTCCAACGCCGCCGCAAGTTTAACCCGCAAGTTTTCCAGATCGGCGGGCGGTTGCGCGGTCGCCTCCAAATTGTCTAAACGTGCCGCCAACGCGGACCGTTCCGCACGGCACCCCATAAACCCCGCCAGACATTTCGGGCACGCACACGCCGCCCGTGGTCCCACGGTTCGACCTGTAATCAATCCCGCCGCCGCTACGTCGTTTCGGTCGCGTTCGGCGGGGGACGCCGTTGTGGGGCGTTGTGGGGCGTTTCGTCCGCCCGGCAGTTTTCCCAGCGTTCCGCGCACGAATCGCGATATATGGACGCAATCCGTGCCAAACGTGCCCAGCGTCCGCCCAACACGTGAACCCCACAGAATCGCCGCCAGCTTGCCGTCGTGAATAATCGCCCCGCCCGATTCGCCGTCAACCGCCAAGCCCACGCCGTGCACCCCCCACGCCGTCGTGTGGCTGATTATATTTGTTCCCCGCCGCCGCCAGCGTCCGCCCGGATATCCCTCCACCGTTACCGCTGAACCGCCCACGGGACGACGTGTCGCAATTGGCAACGCGTTCCACGTCCGCCGAGATTCCACCGACAGCAACGCCAGATCCACGCCGTCCGTCCCGGTCGTGTTTCGCCCGCCGTGATAAGTCGCGACGAAATCGCCAGCGTCGGGTGTTTTGATTGTGATTCCATGCACGCGGCGGACCGTTTCCCCGCCGACGCCCCCGAATAAGTGCTCGCACGTCAGTAAGTATTCCCGCCCGTCAATCCGTCCAATTGCAACCGCTGAACCCTCCCACGTCGTGCGGACAACGCGGCACGTCCCCGCCGTGCAACGTTGCACCGTGACGTCCACCGCGACGCGGTGCACACGTGCCCACGCCGACGACTGAATCCCCAACGTTGCAACCAACACCGCCGCCACAATTGCTTTGATTATCACGCCGCTGCCCCCCTCACATAATGCAACACGCCGTGGTCGTCGATCCCACGCCGACGCGACAACGCCCGCACGCCGTCCAGAAACAACCGTAGGGGGTGCGGGCGAAATGTCCGCCGCCCGTCGCCGACGTGATAAACAACCCGCCCCACGTGGCGATATATCCCCAAAACACGCAACACGGCGGGCGACCGTGCTACCCAGTCCGAACGGTGCACGTGCCGGAACGTCCGGTCCCCGATCGTCCGTTCGTATCCCTCCGAAAATTCCCGCCCGCCAACAGCGGGCGTGCCGAACACGTGAACCGCCCCCACATTGAACCGCCCGCCGTCGCTATACCGTTTTGCAGCCAACAACGCCTCCGCGCCGCCCTTACTGTGCCCGCCGAAAAACACAAACCCGTCCCGCCCTATAAACGAATCGACGACTTCCAACACGTCGTCCCACGTGTTCGCGACCGACGACGCAAACCCAGCGTGCACCGCCCCCGTTATTCCTTCCGTGCTGCACAATACAACGCGGGCGTCCGTCAACAGGTCGCGCAGCGTGCCCGGTTCCGTTCCGCGCCACGTCACAAACACGTCTTGACCGAACGCCCCGATCAACGTTTCTGTTTCGTCGCGTTCTACAAAATGCGCCCGGTCCGCCCCCAAATACAACGCCCCCGCTATCGCGTCGCGGGCGTCCGTGTAGACATAGTCCGACAACCGCGCCAGGATTTTCGCCGTGTCCGCGTGGTACGCGTGGTTCGTTTTCATTGTTCCAACACCCGGTCCAGCTTTTCCTCAATCCGTCGCAACGCGTCGCCGTGCCGTTTTTCTTGACGGTCAATTCGGTCGGAAAGTTTTTTAACGTCGTCCACTGTCGCCGCGCCCGCGTGCGGTAGCAATTCGTGCTTTGAAACAACCCAGCCGCCCAGCATGCCACACGCACAAACCAGCGAAACGGTTATCGTTGCCAGTTCGCGCCACCGAACAACCGACGCCCCCCAACCGTTTTTGCCGTTTGATTCGCTCACGACGACTTCCAAATTTTCGAAAAGTTTGACATTTCTTCCTCAAACGCTGGTTCCATAAATGGACGCGCGGCAACATATTTTCGATCGGTCGCCCAACCGCGTTTTATCAGAATCATCCCCCCCTCTTGTAGCGCCTCCATGTTTGCACCGCCGCCGAGATTCGGAATTGCGTTTGGCCCGATAATCACGCTTTCGCGGTCGCGATCGAACGCAAAAAAAATCGTCCCACGCAACAGCCCAGTCTGCAACCGGGGGGGTTCGCCCGGTTCGGACACGACCTTTCCGTCGTTGCCCGAACGGTTCAGCATTGACCGCGCCCGCGTCCGCACAAACGCGCCAAACTTCGATAGGTTTCGGCGTTTGTCCTTATCGATTCGCCGCATCACCGTATTGCGATCGAAAAATAAGTCTTTGACGTCCCAGCCAATGCCGCTTATTCCGGGGTTCATACAATCCCCCGGTATGTACACCGCACGACCGACAACGCGACGCGCTTTCGTAGTAAATCCGGGACCACGAGTTCAACTTCCACGCCCAAAAACAACACGTCGCCGCCGTCGCCCGGCAGCGTCAACATTTTGTTTTCGTCATCACGTGCGAGATTTTTTATCGCCTCCACGGTTTCCAGGTTTTTCGCAACGTCCGTTGTTTCGTTTTCTAATCGGCGCGCTATTCCGATTTCCACAACGTGGTCCTCGGCGTCGTCGTGGCGGCTTGCCCGTGTCAATTCTAAACTGGACGGGAACACGGAGCACTTCGCCGGTTCCGCCGAATTCGCCAAGTCGTCCGGGTCGAATTCTGGGATAAATGTACGCGCCGCCGTCACGGTTTCGCCCGCCAGCGGTTGCGCGTCGTTTAGCAATTGAACGACCGCGTCCGCGACGTCAATTGTATTCTGGACAGCCACTTAACCCCCCCCGTCCGGGTTCCACTCATCACCCTCCAATACATCCCGTATTTCCGGCAACGTCAACACGTCGCCGCGCGTCGTCAATGCCGACACGCTTGCGGGCATGTCGTCGCCGTCCCACTTTATGAACGTCGTGCTGCCGTCGTTCGTTTTTCTTAGTGTTGCGGCGCTTGTGATTTTCAGATCCGCGAACACGAGCGCGGGAATCTCCGTGGTTGAGATTGTGCAAAAATGCCGGTTATCAAATGGATTGTGTGCCATTGTTTCAATGTCCGAACCGGGAACTCTGGGCGTCGTAGTTTTCTTCGACCTGTGCACCCGTCAGCGTGACATCGTACATTCGGACAACCGCGACTTTGCCCAGCGTCGGCTGGTTTCCTGATTCGTTTCCGCTCATCAAATACGTATTCAACGCACTCTCGAGCATCGTGTTGGCACCGGCGTCCCATGCCGCTGTATAGACCAAAACGCCATCCATATATAGTTTGCCGTCCCCCGTTGCGCTGTCGTAAGTGTGCGCCCAATGTAACCACGGCGTGGGCGGGTTCGGGTAAGTGTCGTTGCCGGTTGTGTTCTGTTTCCAGCCAGAATCAAATTCCCCGCCAAATGACATACGCTGACGCGCATAGTACGTGTCATCGCGCCCGGCGTGGTCCCACCAGAGCAGAACATTGTCCTTGTACCAGAGAATGTTGTTTGCCCCACCGCCCACGTCGATGGTCGTCCAGATTTCAAGCGTGTATGTGTCGCCGTTTTCAATGCTGGAATCGGACGGAATTTTCACGACGTCGTTTGTTCCGTCGAACGAAAAACTCCCCCCGGCTTCATCCCCGTCAAACACCGGACCATTTATCAACGTCGCATCGTTGCCGTTCGGCGTCAAATCGGACCACGTCGTGCCACTGCCGCTGTAGCTGGATGCGTCCCCCGCGTCTAAGTGGAGTTGCAGCCCGGTTTCCACTCCGCCCCAACCGCCGCCCGCCGCCTCCGCCGCCGGTTTCATACTGCCGCACAACTCCGCGCCCGTGCACAATCCCCGCCGCAATTTTCCCGACCGGTCAACAATGCTCGACTTGATGTCCCCCGCCGCCGCCGGGTCACCCCCGCTATAACTTTGCGTCGTGCAACCCGCGCGTAAATTCCCGTTACCGTCATGCCACGCACGCCGTAGGTTTCCCGGTTTGAAATCCGTCCACGAGACCATGATCACGCCCCCGCCGTCGTCGTCGTTATCTTGACAGTTTCCACCGTGTGCACGCGGATAACCTGCCCCGACTTATCCCACCAGCGCGAAACTTCGCCCGCCAGTTCGAACACGTCGTGCGTCCGCGTATAATCGGCGACCGTTTCGTCGATTTCGTCGCCGCGTTTCGGGTTTTTCCCGGCACCGACTACCGCTTCAAAATCCGACCGCAACAGAATATAGTCCCGGACTTTCAATCGGACGGTTCGCCCGTCGTCGTCTTCGCGCGTCACCATTGTGTCGCCGGGAACCGCCGTCGCTATTCCCGACGACGCCCCCCGGCGAATTGTAATCGCGACGCCCGCGACGTTTCGTAGCGTCCGAAACGCCGCCAGCGTTGCCCGTGATTCCAGCGACATACACGCCCCGCGTTACAAAACGTCACGCCCCGCGTTACAAAACGTCACGCCCCGCGTTACGCGATCACAGCCTCCGTCGAATTGACTGAATCCGTCGGGATAATTCGGATGCCGTGGGCGTCCGTTGGAAACGGTGCCGGTGCGCCGGTTCCGTTGGTCGCCGTTCGCGACTTCCGCAATTGCCCGAGCGACGTCTGGTTCATAACCAGTAAATTCGGTTTGCGATTCGCGGGAAAAAGCGTCAGCAAATCGGCGATCCCGTCGTCGTCCAACGTCGCCGTCGCGTCAACGTTGCACAATCGACCGACGGAAAACGCGCCGCCAATTTGAACGCCCAGCCAAGCGAAAATTGGTGTGGCATACACCGGGTAACGACCGGTTGCGCCGTCGATCAATTGCGTGATCGTTTCGCCGATTTCTATGTTCCCGTCCATTCCGGCAATCAACGCCATGTCGCGCAAGTCGTTTCCGGTTCGGATTCCCCAAACCGACGTTTGCACGTCCACGCCGACGCCACCGTTGCCGATAACCATTGAATCCGCCAGACCATTCAACCCGGCGTTGTCCGCCAGCCCGGCGTACCCGTCCGAATCGCCACCGGTTCCGGTGCCATACAGAATTTGTTTTTCTGCCGTTGAAAAACCCGACCGCAAATGGCGTGCGGCTTCCCGCGCCACATACGCCGCCGGTCCGTTTTTGAATTGATCGGCGATCGCCTTGTCCACGACGAACGTACAATCCAACAACTTCAGCGTCACGGTAATCTCACTGTCGGCGCTCTTGGTGTTTTCGCGACCGTCGTTTACCGATCTGAACCCGACTACAGGTGCCCCCGTTTGCTTCAAATACTTGTGAGTGTCCCCGTCAGTTTCCTCCGCCGCAAGTTCGCCAATCACCGGAGCCTCGTCCAGTAAATCCGAAATCCCATAATCAGCGTTATTGGCGTCGTTCACTTTCGCCAAATCTGTTAAGTCCAGAAACGCGTCAGCCATTGTAGGTTTCCCCTAATCGTCAACTTGGAAACCCCTTTGCGTCGTGTGTTCGTGTCGGTTCGCCGCCGACGTTTGCGTTTAGTTTTTCGACGCCTTGCCGTTGACGATCGTTTCGCCATTGAACCGCCCCGAAATCGGCAGACCGTACCCCGCCTTGCGACGTGCCCGTTCTTGTTTGTCCGTCGCGGCGTCGGTGTATGTCGTCGCCGGTTCGCCTTCCCCCCGGTCCGTTTCAATCGTGGCAAGCTTGCCCTTTGCCTCCGCCAGTTCAGCGGACAACGCGTCGGAAAATGACGTCCCCGCCGACAGATATTGTGCCGCTTTAGCCGCCCCGAATTCGTCAACGTATTGCTTGAACGTTTCGCGGTTAATTGGTTCCGACGCCGACGCCGACGCCGTCGCCGGTTCTACCGGTTCCGTTTGCGTTTCTTCGGCGGGCACGTCGCCGTCGCCGTCGTCGCCGCCGCCGTCGTCGTCTGGATCATTCTCCAGCGTTTTCAGATCGGCATCATCGGCAACCACGCCGCCCGGTTCCGTGGTTTCGTTTTCAAGTGTCATGTCCGCGCCTTTCGTTAATTGGAAAACGACGCCCCGCGCGTCGCAAAATCGCGTAAAGAAACCCCGCAACCGTTCCGCCGATACCCCGCCGGTTTCGCTGGGATTCGGTGCCGTGTCGTCCAGTCCCAACACATAACCAACGACAGTGTCCGCCTGTTTCAACATTGACGCCGTCGGTCCCCGGTGAAATAAACCGTCCGGGTTCGCCGCCGGTTCGTCCACAAAATCCGCGCCGTGTAATACAGCGAGCCGGATATGCGGATAATTTTCCAAGTTCCCCGCGTCGGGCGATACGAACCCCGCCTCGTCTGACGTGTGGCCGTCAACAAACGCCTCCTCTGCCCCATGATCGTGATCAAACACAATACTCATGCCGAACGCGTCCGGGTCGTCCTCCGCCAGCGTCATTACATACTCTGCCGAATCGCCGTCCGGTGTGTTGTGCGCTGACGGGGAAAAATGAACGTCGCCCAACACGCGGTCGCCAGCGTCGTTGATTCGCAACGACTTAGCCCGCCCCATATACGAACCCAACCCGTCCCCCGACATACTCGGGTGCGTGAACCGAACTTTCACGCCCGACGGCGCCGCGTTCCCTAGTTCCACGACTTGCCCCAACGCTTCGCCGTCAATCCAAACTCCATGCCCCAACGCTTCGCCCGACGCAATCAACGACGCCCCACGGATCAATCCCGCCTTGCGGGTTCCCCCGCGACGAATCACCGGGGAATCATCGCCAGTAAATCCTCCGCGCAACGCGGGCGTCCGGTCGCGGGCGGGTTCCGTCCCAATAACTTGTAACAGCGTTTTTAGTTTTGACATGATCAACCTTCGGCGTTGTTATTTTCGATTTCGTCCACCGTGGCAACTTCCGTCGCGGGCGGTTCAACGCGAACGCGAAGTCCGGCGCGTTCAATCATCCGTTGTTCCTTTTCCAACACCGGGAACACGTCGCGTTCCCACGAATCGCCGAACCGTTCCCGGCGGCGTTCCTCACGCGTCGTCAACCCCCCGTCCAGCGCGTCCAAATCGCCGCGAATGTCCCGTGGGTCGAACCACGGCACCCCGGCGGGCGTCCATTCAAACCGCAACGCGTCCAGCGTTTGGATTGAACGCGGCAAAATCACGTCGCCGTCTTCGATCGCCAAACGCAACCGCCACAACGTCAACCGCCGCAACAATTCCTTGAGCGCGTCGCGTTTGTCGCGCGCCGATTGCAAGTACAACGTTAGAGCCGCCTTGTTCCCGAAAAAGTTCCCCACGGATTCGTCGTAGAAACTGTAAGGAATGTCCAGGGATTTCAGCGCCGTTGCAATCATTGTCGACGTGAACGACTGAAACTCTATTGCGGGTGTCTTGTTTTCCAGGAACTTCGCGTCTTCGCCCGGATCCAGATCGAAAATTAGCGGGCGCGTTCCGAGCTTTACGTTGAATTTGTCCGGGTCGCCGTCGCCGCTTGTATCCTCGCCCGTCGGGGCGGATCCCATCCCCGTTTCGGTCGCGTCCCGGAAAAACACTAAACCAAATAGCTGCGCGACTTTTGACCGCGCTAGTGCATAGTCAAAGTTTTCGTAGACGTCTTGATACCGGTTGAGCGCCGCCAATACTGGCGACACTCCCCGTTGCTGGTCGAACCGATCCCAGAACCCGTGGCTGAACACACGCCGCGCGGGGAGCCATTTGTCGAACACTAAGCCGCCCGCCCCGCGTTCGCGGGCGTGCAACGCGTATCGAAGCGGGCGACCGGCACCGTTAGTTTCGATTCCGTTGAACGTTCGGTCCGTACTGAATTCGTTGTCGCGTGTTTTGTCGGGAGTTCGGATTCGGTCCCCCTCAATCGCCTGAATCCGCCCGGTTGCAATTTTCAGGAAATGGACGTCCCCGTCAATGCACGCCATTTGTTCGGCCAACCGGATCGACTTTGCCAACCCGTGCCGCCCCGACACGTCAAAGTTCGCCGGGCGCGCCCACCAGTCGACGAATCCCTCCACGTCCCGGTCAAACGACGCGATCCCGGTTCGCATCGAAAAACCGAACTTTGAAACAAAATCCAAATGTTTTCGGATCGCCCACGCGGCGGATTCAAAATTGCGACTAACGTTCCGCGCCGTCAGCGTCGCGTCGCGGCGTTTGTTGTCCGGGAATTCGTCGTCCAGTGCCCGGACTTTTCCACGCGGTCGCCGTCGTTTGCCGGTTTGGTCCGTTGCGTCAATTCCGCCGCCGCCCGGCGTTCCGTCGCCCGTATTGTTCCAGTCGATCGCAAGCGACGTTACGGCACGCACCGCACGCGTTAAAAAGTTCGGCATTGAACCCCCGTTCAAAATCCCGACAGATCCGCGCCGAACGCACGCGGGCGCCGTAACGGTCCCAGCGTGTCGTCGGTTGCCACCAGTTCCCGCCGTTCGCGCCGCAATTCGCGGAAGTCGTGAGTTATTGACGTTCCGTCATTGGAGACCTGCTTTGCACCACTTCTCAGGATTTCGTCAATCTCGGAAATCCGGGTCGTGTTGTTTGCCACGGCATGCCCCCGGCGTCGTTTTCAAACCGCGACGCGCGGCGAACGCGTCGCGGTCGCAAAGGAGACGAAACCAACTCCAGATAAGGAGTGACCAGTTCCGCGCCGGTGATTCTTGCCGCGTGTCCGTTTGACGTCAACGTGTTGAACTGACGTTGTCAGTTTGACCGCTGGTTGTCGTCGTCCAATTCCGCGTCCCACTCATAGGATTTTGCGGATATCGACTGCCCGCAATCACGGCACGACGTCCACCGGAACACGACGACATTATACCGTTCGCCCGTAATCGGCGACCGCCCGGACGTTTCGACGCGGCGGGCGTTCCCGGTGAACTTCTCGCGCTGTTCGGATTGACACGACGGGCAACGTACGGGGATCCAGATCGCCAACGCCCGGTCCAACGGAACCCCGGAACCGGTGCGGGGGCGGTCGCCGTCGCCGACGACGTCCAGCAATGGCAACCCCCGCCGGTGCCGGTCGCCGTTGCGGCACGTCTGGCAACAATATAGTCGGTTCCCCGAACGGTAATACGGTGCGGTGATTATCGGGCGGGCACAATACCTGCAACCGTTGTCGCCGTGAACCACAACGGGAACGCGACCAGTCCGTTCTATCGTTTCCAATTCCTCCGAATCCGTCCCCGGTGCCGGATCCGCAACCGGTTTCGCCGTCCGTTTCTTCGCGCGTTTTTTTGCCATCGTCTGCCCTTCCCAGTTTCAACCGTAACGAATCCGCCGCCGTCGGCGTTGTTTCGGACGGGCGGGGATTCCGTCCACGCCAGACGACAACTCTACGCCCATAATCGACGCGGCGACCGCCGCCCCGACGACCGTGTCCAACAGGTGATTATCCGGGCGGGACGCCTTCAGTTTCCACTCGTCCACCGTTCGCCCGGTAGCGTTGTTGGTCGTGCGGACGCGGTATTCCGATATGAGGTGCTCCGCCAGCATCCTATGCCGCGTCGGCTCGGAACCCCAAAACGTCAACGAACCACGGTCGCCAAACGCAATGCCGAGCCGTTCGTGTATAAACGATTTCCAAAGATTCGCGTCAAATAACACGTGTTTTAGTCGTTCAATTGTAGACGACTTCCAACCCAACCCGACGCGTTCGCCGCGTCCTTTCTTGTATTCTGTGATCGGCTTATTCGACGCCCCCACGTACCGCCCGTGACACGGAACAATTGTCGTCGATCGTAGCCGCCTACAAAAGTCTCGGACCGTCGCCGTTTGCCAGTTGGAATCCACTAGAATCAACGACGGGGACAACTCCGCGCCGTCGTCTTCGCGCCTATACGTCCGCCCGCAAAGCCGTGCAACCAGTTCCGACAGTCCGCCAGTTATTGCCCCCTCAACTCCGCGTCCGGGGAATTTTTTTTGTAGCGTGTGGCTACAGTCCGCCAGCGTGTAATAATCCCGCCGCTGTTCCGGGAACGTGCCGTAGTCCAAAACTCCGCCGGTAAAATCGGCACGCCATCCGACCAGCGTGTAATACAGCACCCGCTGTTGAACGTCGATCATACCCGTAACAACTTCCGTGCCAGCCATTGCGTCCAGACGGTCGCCGCCGTTTCCGCGTTCCGCAATCGCTTTCGCCGTCTGTAATTGTACGTCGTCGCCCCCTTCTTGCCGGGGGGCGTTTTGTAGTTCAGCCCAAAACGCGCGGGCGTCCGAGAATAACTTGTTCATCCCGAACTGAATCGCCGACAATTCGTCCGGTTCGTAACGTGATTTCCACGACACGACCGCCCCCGCGTCCATAGCCGCCCGGTTCGCGCGGTAGTATTTTGTCGCCGTCCTAATGTCTTGATGTTCCCGCAACGATTCCGCGCGGAGTTCCGCGTACGTTTCCCAGCGGTCGCGATCGTCTGGAAAAGCCTTAATAAACGGAACACGAACGCCGCCCCACTCAGGATGCAAATCGAGCGACAACATACGGTCCGCCATCGAACCGTCCGCGATTACAGTACACGGCAACACCGCCGCAATTTTCTTCCCCGGTCCCGCCAGCCCCAACACCGCGCCCGCTATAATCGCCTCCCGGTCCGCGACTTGTGCGGGAGATCGCGCTGATTCGTCGGTTTCGGGATCGTCGGGAATTGCCAAATCCGGGCGGATCGTTTCACCCGTTGGGAGTTTCGCCTTTGCCCCACGCAATGCCCCCGTGATTCCGCGAACCTGAATCACGGCACCCCCGCCGACGTGTCGCCGTTTGCCGTCAATCCAAGGCAGGTTTATTTCTTTCCCCGTCCACTTCAGCCGCACGCGGTTACCATCACAAACCAGACGCCGCGTTGTCACGCCCTCCAGTCGTCGAACCGGCAAGCAAACCGCCGGAAAATCCGCCAGCAATTCGTCGTTCGATTCTATTTCTGTTTTGATGGACGCCAGCAAATCCTCCGCGTGTGTTTCCGTCGCCCCGATAAGGAACACAAACCTCCGAAACCCGAACAACACCGCCCACAACGCCGCCGCCTCCGTGATTGACGTCTTGCCAGAACCGCGCGGCATTGCGACGGCAAAACACCCCCCGTTGCATACCGCCCGTTCCATTCGGTCAATTACCAGTAAGTGATCTGGCGACCACGGACGGTCAAATGTTAGCGGCAAGTACCGTTCGCAAAACACGCGCAACGATTTTTTAGCTGCCGCCTTCCGTTTGGGATTTCCGATTTTCGGCAGTTTGCCGAAATCGCGGGCGGCAAGCGTTGCCCGGCGGTTCGCCTCCGTTTGTGACGCCAACCGCCGCGCGTATGATTCCGCCGGATCAACCCCGTTCGGTCGTCGTTTGCGTTTCCGTTCCGCAACCACGTTCGCCCCCGTCAAAACAACACCCCCTGCGATAATCGCCGGGCGGTTGTTTCGCAATAATCAACGGACGCCTCAACCCCTATTGCACGCCGTCCCAATTCCCGCGCCGCCATCAAGGTAGTACCCGAACCGCAAAACGGATCCAGCACGGTTTCCCAATCGTCGCGCGTTCGTAGGATTTCGGCGCATAACCTCCACGGTTTTTCGGTCAAGTGCTGTTTTTCCTTGCCGACGATTCGCCAACGGACGACAGATTGTAACCCGTCGTCCTCAGATTCCCCAACGTTGAAAAATCCAGTCTGACAAATGCCGGGGGCGTCGCCCCCTTGCGTCAACGCCCCAACCGTTCCCCCGACGATATATTCAACTTGAGACCGAAACCAGCCCTTGTTCGGACGACTGGAACCCGTTTTGTCCCACGGAACGACCGCGCGGTACACGAACCCTGCAACTTGTATTGCGTCGATCACGCAGGGCAAATTCCGCCAGTCGATAAAACACAACAGCGCGCCGCCCGGTCGCATGATCCAGAAACACGACTCCATCCAATCCGACGCCCACAACGTAAACGAACGCTGGTCGCGGTTGTCGCCCGAAAAGTCATGGTTGATTTTGACCACGTCGGACCGCCGGTATTTTGTCGTCGTGTCCATGTTTCGGTCTGATCGCATAGAACCGCCCGACGAATACGGCGGGTCGGTTAAGGTTACGTCGATCGACCGTTCGGCCAGTTGCGGGACGACTTCGCGGGCGTTCCCGTGAAATAGCGTCACCCCGTCCGGGCAACCGCAAATCACCCCGTCCCACGTGCCGCACCGAAAACATTTCACGCGAATTGCCCCCCGTGTTCGCGCAGCCATATCCGGGCGTTCGGTCCCACCAGTTCCTCGAACGCACGGGAACCACACGCAACACACGGGCGGGCGACGTCGGCACCGTTCCAGTAGACAACCGGTTTCCGGCACCCGTCACGGGCGCAAAAATACACGCGGGCGGAACCGAACCGCGTGTCAAAAAATTCCGCTGATTCGTCGTCGGCGAACTGTTCCCACGCAACGCCGCCGCACCGCATGCAACCGTTTGCCGGTTCGCCGCCCGCCGGGATAATCCTGATATCATCCCGACAATCAGCACAAAACCAAACCGCCGCCCGGTCGCGGTCAATGTTCGGGATCACACGCACCTCCCCCTCCCAACCGCACCCGCCGCCCCCTGTAGACGGGGGCACCACTCAATCAACAAAACGCGCTATTTTCACTGTTCTGCTTGGCTGCCCCCCCCAACGTCTACAGAAAGTACCTGCCCGCGCCGTTTTTCCCGTTTTTTTGTTGCGAAATGATAC